TTATTTGTTGTCCTGCTCTACCTTTAAGAGTAGTTGACAACATATTTTCATACTCTAAGTCTTGATGTAAAATATCTGCCACTTGTTGTCCTATATCATTAACTTCAACAAGAACAAATGCTTGATTGTAATGCATTCCCACATTGTATATAATTGTCGGATATACAAGAGGTGACATATCTTTACTTCTAAACTTTGCTACTAATTGATATGGCATTTGTGTTATATCTACTACAACAAATGCAGAGTAATCTAAACCAACACCTCTTGAAACATCAACAGACATTGCATATGTGTGTCCCTCAATAGCATCTTCATATACATCTACTTCTTCCCAAACTTTTCGTGGTTTAACGTGTGCAAGATTTTTTAATTTAGTTGGGTGTATAAGTGTACCAGCAGAACCTAGAAATTCACATTCAAATTCTTGTCTAAACTGTTCATCTGAAGTATTTGCTATCGTTTCTAATTTCCATTGTTCATCTCTTCCTGGTACTTGGCCCCAATGTACTTCGATAGGCACATATTTACTATTCTTTTCTTCTGCATCAGTCCACATCTTATAGAAATGATTCATACCATTCGGTGTAGATACGATAATAACTTTCGAACTTTGTCCAGAAGATATCGTAGGATAAACAGAACTGAAAAACTCTTCAGCCATATTATTACCCACAAATGCAAATTCGTCTAAGAATATCAGATTGTAAGAACCACCACGAATAGCTGAAGATGATGTTGCGGCTGATACAACTTTAGAACTATTCTCTAATTCTATGTTACCTTTATTCCATACAACAATTCCTTGCTGTAACCATTTTGGTAAGTATTCATATGCTAATTGTATTTTACCTAACAAATCTCTTGCAAGAGAACCTTTGTTAGCAAGAATGGCTATGTTCTGACTATCATGGAATAATATTAGCCATAATATGTAAGCTGTAACTGTTGTTGATTTTCCTGATTGTCTTGGTAGTTTACATATACTAAAACGATTATTATTAAATGTATTAACCATCTCTTCTTGAAAGTCATACATTTCAAAGGGTATTAGTCCTCTGTCTACGTTAATAATCTTAACATAATTCTTTGCAAAGTATACTGGATCTTTAGAACATTTTAGAAATTCGTTTACACTATCTTTAGTATATTCAACTTGTACACCCTTTGCTTTAAGATTTGGATTTCCAAGATACGTATTAGTTGGCATTCGTTTTTCTATCTTCTATGTTTCTATCTCTTTCGTTTATAAAAACTCTATTTTTTAAATGTTCTTCTGCTATATCATCTTTAGATTGTCCGTGATAAGCAACTGCGTGATGTTCATCAATCATCTTTAGATTTATATTATGTGTACCACCATACCATAATTCTCCAAGTATTCTACCAAACTTTCCCTTAGCATCATAAGTTTTTGTTCTCAAAGTGACATCACCTGCTGTTACCCATTTAGTAAGAAATTCTTTAGCTTTTAGTCCATACACTTTCTCTTCAGCATCACTTGTTCTAGATTCGGGTGTATCGATACCGTGAAGTCTTACTCTTTCTTTATGTAACCAAACTCCGAAACCCAAATCGATATCAACATCAACAGTATCTCCGTCAATTACTTTTACTACTTTTACATTATATTCGTACATTTCATCTCCCGTTTATCATTTTTTGAAGTTCAGCAGTTGAACCAACAAACAATGCATTTGTTACTTGTTGAGGTTGTTCTTTTTCATCTTCTTTCTTTAAGTCTTTAACTTTCTTTTGTATCTCTAGTAAGTCTTTATTCGCATCTACAAGTGTCTTGGTAAGTTGAGATACAACTTCAAATGCTCTAGGGTGTTCACTAGCTTTCGCTAAGTCAATTAAATTATCTAAAGCTTCTGTACCCTTTTCAATAACTCCGTACAAATTTTCTCTTGCATATTTGTAATCGTTATCTACATCTTCAGGTACATTAACTTCTGTTTTTTCTTTTTCTACTTCCACTAAATCAGTTCCCACTTTGAAAACATCATTTAGATTATCTGTCACATTATTTTTCATTGAAAGAAATCTTCCCTATCAAAAGCAAATCCATAATTAGAGTTTGCTGATATTTGGTTTATAGGAATACTAGCTGAACTATTTGATGTCGGCTGTCCATTCGCTAAAAGTCCTGGTGTTAAAGTTATTTTTTGTAGTTTATCATCTGTTGTACTGATAACTACATTTCCAGTAGCAGTATTACTAGAAGGGATAAACTGATTAACATAAGCCCTACGAATAATACCACGATTAGTAACAGGTCCAAATATATATCCTTTTATTCTAAATTGAAATGTATATATTATTGCTCTACGAGTTTCAAAATCACCATCATATGAATCTTCTATTGTCATACCAGTAAGCACAGTAGGAATATCTACGTATTGATTTAATTCTTTAACTATCTTTACACTATTTGTCCACTCTGGACGAAAGTATGGTAATATCTGTTCTACTACTTGTACTGCATCTTCATTGTTTGCGAACATACCATAAAGAACCATATCAATATCATATGGAGCTGGAGTCCAAGTTTGTCTTAAAGTATTGTTTCCTCCACCTTTACCAACTTGTTTATGAGAACGACTTAGTACTCTTTCTGGAGCGTAAAGCATAGATTCAATTTCGAAAGATAATCGAGGTAACACCATTGCTATCTCTCTTCTACCATCTGGATCACTTCTAAGTTTTGCTAGATATTTTTCTTTTGGGCCGTATGCAATGGGTACACGTATCTGTTGAGTACTTTCGCCTGCTTTATTGAAACGTACTACATCTATATCATTAAACATATTACCAAACATGATAATATATTTACGTATGGCGCTATGATAGTGAAATTGTCCAAACATTACCAATCAGTCCCTTCACTAAATGGATTCCGTTCTGTAAAGTCTAAGAAACCAGTTTTCTCTGTTTCGAAAAATGTATTATTCGCTGTAGTATTTTCGTGTGTTGTATTAGCAGTAGCTTCTAATAATAGTCCACTATTATCTTCAAGTTTAATACCACCTGCAAAAGTTTCTACAGTAAATGTAACAGATGGCACATACGGAGTACCATTAACATTGACATAACCTCTTCCAGCACTACTCATACTAACACTAGTAACTCCTGAACCAGTTAATACAGGTGTCCCTGTGGCTGTTTGTCGATCAGGTGGATTAGCAATATTAACTGTTGGTGGATTTTCATAATATTTACCACCTTCAGTAATTGTAATACTTGTAATATTTCCTTGACTATTAGCTGTAGCTGTTCCAGTTGCCGCAAAATGTATAGCATTATTTGGAGCGGCAATTGTTATTGTAGGTGCTGAAGTATAACCACCACCAGCAGATTGAACAGTTAAACTTGCAACACTATGATTAGCATTAAGAGAAGATGTTATAACAGCATCTTGTCCAGTTGGAGAAGCTGAAACTGAAACAGATGGTGGTTGTAAATAAAATCCACCTGCTTGAGTAATATTTGTTCCTGTAACAGCCCCACTTGATATTGAAGCTGTTGCTGTTGCGTTTAATCTCTGTGTTGTTTCTGGATCTGAGAATGTTACTGGAACATTTGCTATATATCCAGAACCATATTGATTTGTATTTAATGTTGCACCCGTTACTGCACCACCTGATATTGTTGCTGTAGCTAAGGCTTTCTGTGCCGCGGGAGGGGCTCCAAATGTAACTGATGGAACAGTTGCGTAATCTCCAGGATTTGATACTGTAACACTACCAACTCCACCATTTGAGAGTATCGCTGTACCAACTGCTCTTTCTTTATAAGTTTCAAGAAGTACTTGAAAGTTAAGTACGTTGATAGTGTGTCTTGCGGCCAGATCATCAATCGCTTTGATACCTGTTTCAACAACTTCGTGACTGTATTCGAACAATTCACAACGTAAATCATACATCTGTAAAGAACCCATTTGATAGAATATTGGTTGCTTATCTACATATTTAATTTCGTATAGCTGTCCTGTGAGTGGAAAGAATATTA